ATTGCAGCGGGTCGCCATAACCAATGCTTGACGCACCGGAAGCAATACGACGCTGACGAGTTGCACCGGCAAACACCTGCCCGCCGATCAGATTGACCGGCTTCAAGCCATACGGCTTGTCAACAGTAGGATATGCCATTTGTTACTCCAAAAAAGTTATTTGCCCTTGCCAAACGAGACCGTAGTTTTCTTCTCAGTGAAGAGGGGCATACGCTCATCGTTCAGCCTCATAAAGTTGTTGTCTACAGACTGAATCTGAGCCTTGGCTTGCTGGGCGTAATAGTCATCACGCTGAGCCATAAGCTCTTTCGGAGCCTTACAGAGCAACAACCCGCCAATCTCAATGTTGTCTTTAAAACGTCCATTGGGATCAGCTTGCATCATCAGTTTGGGTTGTTCAGAAGCCTTAACCGGCTCCCAACCTTCCCTAAATTTCGCGGAGGTATTAGAAGGGTCTGCCTGCCCCATAATACTGGTCCGAATCCAACGAAATACCCAACCTTCCTGCGGCTCCGGTTCAGGGAGCGTCTGGGGTGGGGTCCACGTTGTTTTACGTTGCGCTGACTCTCGATTTTCGAGTTCACGAGCGAGTCTATTCTCAGCCATTTTAGTTAGCCTCCAGTTTCATAAGTTCACGTGCGTATTGCTCATTGCTAAGCCCAAGTTTTTTGGCAATAGCAACTTGCGTAGGCGTCAGGCGTACCTGACGAGGCGCGGTATTCCGCGTTGCTGGAGCCACAACAGTAGCTGGCTTGTTAGTGCGAGCAGGTTTCTTCTCCTGACTCGTTTGAGGTTTCTCCTCTTCCTCTTCGGCATCTTCAAATGCCTCGGGGAATCGTTTCCTCATAGTGTCATCGACTCGGCGGTAATACTCGTCTGAATTCGGGTCTACGCCGCTTCGGACTAGCTTTTCATGCAGGCCAAGGGCTAACGCGGTCATCTCGTCGTCTTCACCAAACCAAGTGTTTCTCTCTCGCCAAGCCTCCGCTTTGGGATCAGCTTTGGGTTGAGCAACCGGTTCGGGTGCCTGTACCTGTTGCGTTTGTTCTACTCTCTCTTCTGCCTGTTGTAAAGATGGTCTCACTCTAGCGAGGTTTTGCAGCTTGAGTTTGGCATCCGTTAACAGTTCTTGAGCGTTCGCTATTTGTTCAGAGTCTCCTGCATCGTACGCCTGTTTCAAACGCTCTTTAGCCGCGCTTAAATCAAAATTGGCGTATTTCTCAGCTTCTTTAACAAATGCGTGTTCACTATGACCAAGCCGTTGCTTGAGCTTTTGAATCTCCTGCTCACGGACTTGGGCAAAACGTAGAGCCTCCTCGCGCTCTCTTAATGCCCTCTCTTTCTCCCGGCGCTCATCGTGATAAATGCGCTTCATCTGGGAGAGACGCTTTTTAACTTTATCCGAGTACTCGTCTAAGTCTTCGTTATCAATCTCTTGCACCGTACGCTTAGATAACGGTTTGCGCCCCCGGTCTTCCTCCGGAGTATCATCTTCAACCTTTACCTCAATATCGTCGCTAACCTCTTGATTAGCCTCGGCTTTTTGTTCGTCCTCGGCCTCAACTTCATCAGGGAACTTATATTCAGTACGTTCAACAGCCATAATATTTTACCTCACGCCCTGCGGATTCCACGGGGGTCATCGACCACCGCTTCCACCGTGTCGTCGTTAATGATGCGGAACTCTCTGCCGTGGATGACCACGCGAGTACCCGAGTACGGACGGGTAAGGACAAAATCGCCTTCCTTACACCACGGGCCAGTGGGAAACCGGTCCTTATCCGCATAGCAAAGGTCTCCCATCTTGATGACGAACAGAACCACGGTGGTTTGCTCCTCAACTCGGCGGGTGTCCTCGGCTTTTACGATGCCCCCTTCAAACTCTTCTTCCACGTGCGGCACGGCGCAGAGGATTCGGTAGCCTCGGGGTTCGGGCAGTAGTTTGGCTTTAGCAGCCTCTTCCTGCGTCTTCTCAATATCAATGTTACTCATCGTCACGCTCCAAGCGTTGTGCAAGGTCTTTGATGTGATTCCGTGCTAGGTCGAGACCCTGTAGCGCCCCACACAGACGTTTGTATTCACCCTCATCCAATTTGCCTTGGGTCAGGGTTTCTACAATTAGTACGCGCTCTTCTTTGAGTTTTGATTCCAAATACTCCAGAGCGTTTGAATAGGACATTAATTACTCCTTTCTAGGCGGCGGTGTTTGCCGTTGTGATGCAGCGTCTTTTGCTTTCGCAATCTCAACGCCGAGTTTCGTGCCTTCAAGTTGCTGTCGGTTTGTTTCCTGCGCCTTGTGCTTCTCGATATCCGCACCGAGGCGTGCTGCTTCAAGCTGCTGACGACCAGAGATTTCCGCCTCTCGCAGTCGCAACTCGTCTTCTTTAGCCGAAGCGGTGATGATGTTCTGCTGCTCTCTGAGGCGAAGCTCTTCTGCTTTTGCTTGAGCCTCCATCTGCGCCTTCATCTGCTTGGTCTGAGCCTCCATCTGCTTGATCTGGAGGTCCATCATCTGCATTTGAACCAACGGGTCTTGTGCTTGCTGAGCGTTCTGCTGAGCTTGCATCTCGGCCACATCCTTCTGGAGCAGACGTTCCGCTGCAATGGCGCTGACCTGCGCGACCTGTACCTCCATCTCTGGACTGAGGTCGTACTCCTCGTTGTCGTCCTGCGGCAGAGGCGGCAGAGCCACGCCAAGCTGCTTCTCAATATCACGGCGATACTGAAAGCCTACGTGCTCCATGATGTGCGCCTGAAGAGACGACGTAATCTGTTGCGCTTGCGGATTCTGTCCAATCATTGCGGCAATCTTCGGGTCTTGACCAAGCGACATGTGGACGCGGATATGCGCCTCGTGGTCTTGATACATAAACGCCTTGAGCGGTTTGCCCATGATAGCGTCCATGTTCTCCGTTACCGGATCGCGTGGCTTCTGATCATCTGGCAGCGGCACGATCTTGTCAGCGTTGCGAATGCCTAGCACCTCGATCATCTGACGGTGCAAATAAGGCAGGTCATACAACTGCGGCGACTGCTGCGCTAACTGCATCACAGCCTGATACTGCACTACCTTCTGCGACATCGTCGCCGCATTCGGATCACTTACCGGGATGACATCTACATCGTCGTAGTCAGCCTTCTTCGCTTTGCGATTGCCCACTTCCGGTTCATACGAATACTCTTCCGGAGTGTTGTCTCGGATGATGGCCGCAAGCAGTTTGAACTCCTGCTTCATGGCGTAGTACACGCGAGCCTGCACTGCCGACATCACTTTGAGAACGCGCTCTAGGATGGCTAGTGTGGTACCGACCGGCGCTTGGTTCGACATATCGCTGATCTTGAGGTCCGACACCGCAGCGAAACGGCGTCCTTCTTCAACGATCTTATCGAGCATCAAAGAAAGAACTTGGCTTGGCTCCTTGTACGGCAACGGCAGGATGTTGTCGCGTACCGCACCGCTTGGAATGTCTACATCTCGCCACTCACCCGGAGCGATCGGAGTATCGTCTCCCTTAATTCGTAGTCCTCTAGACTTGAGTCCTCCGGGGAGATTACTGAGGGTTCCCGCATCGACAAGTTGGCGAAGGAGGGACGTTGCAGCTTTACTGTGTCCCCCGATAAGGTGAATAAGGCCGAAGTAGTAAAATCCAAATCCGGGGATATATCCGTAGTGGACGAAGTGCTGTCGCTTGGCTTTGAGTTCATCGTCCTCTCTCCAATTCCTTCTAATCGCTAATACCGTCCCCGTGCCTTTCTCAATCGTCACCACGTACGGCAGGGCAATCCCTGTCTCGTTGTTGTCATCATCCACATCCGGATAGCCCGGCAGATCAATGTTCACGTGCATCTCAAGCAACTGGAACCGGTCGTCCATGCTTGCACTGAAGCCTTGATCTTCAGCCTTCTGTTTCTCCACCTCGTCCATGACGCGCATCGGCTCACCGAGATCAACGTCACGATAGAACCCAGCGTATTGAAGTTTGGCTAACTCATTCTTCGTCTTACGCATCCGATGCGTAACACGCTCTGCCGTCTCTAAGTTAGAGGCACCGTACGGAACAATGATGTCTTCCGCCGGGATATACACCGCCGTCTGGCGATTCATCGACGGATCGAAGTACACCTTCTTAAAGGCATTACCCGCCAAGGCCATGCTGAGCAACATCCGCTCATGCTCCGGGCGGTACTCCTTCATCACCTCGGTAAGCTGGTAGTTCATGTCATCAGCGACACGAATGGCTGAGTCCTTCTTCTCTGCCGTCTCTTTGCCCACGATCTTCGTCTTGACCGGCCCCATTGCAGGGAAGGTCTCCATGATCGTCTCAGACTGAAACTTAACAGCCGACTCCATCAAGAGCGGGTGGAACACACCACACGCACCCGGCCACGGCTCAGTACGCTCTTCGTACCGAATGCCTAAAATCTTCAAACCTTTGACGTAGGTATCGAGCCAATCCTTGCGACTGGAGATGTCCTGTTCGTACTGTCCGATTAACTCGGAGGCCATAGTCTGAAGGTCGCTCTCGCTCATGTACTCCGCGAGGTTGTCATCAAACCCTTCCGAGCGTGACTCGTCCTTCATCAACTCAACAACAGCACCGTCCTCTTCAGTCTCGACGATGATATCAATCGGCTCCATCTCAGCCGCGAGTATCGCGATCCCTTGGGGAGCCTCCATCAAACTTTTATCAACGGCCATTTAAGTTCTCCTAGTAATACGACTCGCGTCTGTGGCTCTTGAACCATTTCGTTGGTTCTGGCTCATCCGTAGGGAGCCTAATAAAGCCGCCTTGCCTAAAACGAAGAAGGGCTAATGTGGTGGCGTCCACCAAGTCATCGTGGGTACCGGCAGGGAAGTCATTGCACTCCTCGACTACCTCATACGCCCACCTGCGGTCAGGCACCCAGACTATACCCGCCGAAAATAAGTCCGTCACCGAGTTAACCCGGCTGATCTTGTCCTGCCCCTTACCGGGGGTAAATTCCGATATCGGGACACCCATGCGCCGCATCTCCTGATACAGCGCCGCACCGTTGGATTTCTTCTCCACGATGAACGTGTCCGGGTTCCACTCTTTATACTGCTCAAGGACGAGCGCCTTTAACTCCGGGAACTCTAGCCGCTCCTTAATCGCGTTCAATAAGATAATGTTGTAATTCTGGGTTTCCTCATTTTTGAAAACCCCCCACGTTAATAAGGCATTAAAGTCCGACCGGTTCGTTTTCTCTTGGGCAGCGTCAAGCGACATAATGATGTGTTCGCAAGACGGGGGATTATCTCTATCCCAAACCTGCCACCACTCTCGTTTGATGAGCGCACCCTCTTCGGATGTCGGCTCCTGCATGTACTGGGCTTGCCAGTACCGGATGTCCATGCTGGCCTTCTTTGCCAGCAACTCTTCAATCGTCCAGAACTCAGGCCAAAGCGGTTTATCGTTCAGGATGGCAGGGAACTCGACCAACTCCCACTCATCCGCCCCGTCTTCTTTGGTCATGTGCTCGACAATCTTGCCGGTCAGGTCCTGCTTACTCCATCGCGTCATCACGACGATGATCGCGCCACCCGGCATTAGTCGCTGGACCGGTCCTGATTGAAACCATTCCCAAGCGGGATCAAATACATCAGATCGGCCTTGCTTGGCGTCTTGTTCAGAATGAGGATCATCAATAATGAATAGATCAGCACCCCGACCAGCCAAGGCACCACCAACGCCAATAGCAAAATACTCACCATTAAAGTTCGTACCCCAACGAGAAGCACTCTTACTATCTGCTTGAAGCTCGACGTTGGAGAAGATGTCACGGTAAAGCTCCGAGCCTACGAGGTTTCTAACTCTGCGGCCAAAGTTCACGGCCAGATCCGCCGTGTGAGACGCCATAATCACTTTTTTATGCGGAAATTTGCCTAGGAACCACGCAGGAGCAAGGTAACTGATCATCTCCGACTTGCCATGACGCGGGGCGATATTCACGATCACCCGTTTCTTCTTGCCTTCGGCAATATCTTCAAAAATCTTCGCTAATTTGCGGTGATGCGGTCCGACTTTATAGCCGGGGTACACATGATTAATGAAATCGAGGAAAGAATCCTTCCCTTTTGCCTGCGTTAGTTGGCTTTGATACGTCTTTAATAGCTCTGCAACACGCCGTTTTTCTTTATCGGGCATGGTTGGCAGGGCCAACTTCAGTTTTTGCAGATTTTGTGGGGTTAATTGCACGATTTTTAGTCGTTTATGAGGTCTTTAATGCCCTGAGACTCGCGGCCCCACAGCCCAATTGGACATTTTTGGTTTGGAAACCGGACTTTGCCCTGAATGATGCACCCACATTTCTTACAAATTCCCATTTTGTTGTTTTCGCAGTCGGTGCAATGCGACAGACGCTCATCTATCGTGGACTGCCTAGCCAACTTCACGGCTATTACCCTCATCTACCACGCGATATTCGATGCCCTCTAGCACCGATAGAAGTTCTTTCTCCACTTCTTCAATCGGTTTGATGATATGCGTCGTTTCGCTGCGCTTCTTAAAGGCATCAACGCCATCTACTTCGCCCAACTTTGATAAGGCTTGGATGCGAGTCTTGCTGCTATCGGCGTGTTCTACTTCGTAGACCAACTTATTCACGACATACAGCTTCAATTCAGCCAAATCATCGACCAACGCGCAGTTGCTTTGCGCTACGAGGCCCGCGAGATAAGCCATCGTTTCATTTGGATATTTACTGTAGTCAATGCGGGTCTTGGGATTAGCGAGGTGCTGGGTAGCAATTTCTTTAGCCACGCTAATGTCGTTCTCGTCCGGACAGAGCGGCGTCCCAGTTAGATCGGATATGAGCTTAATTGTCCTCGCCCGCATCTCAATTTCGGCCTCGGGAGTGAGGTCCGGCAGAGCATCGGCCGCGTTAGCCGGGAGCGGTATGTTTTCGTCGATCTCAGGAATGAGAAGGTCTTGCATGAACCCAATACTGTTTAGGCGGGGGGCGAACCCCGGATAGAGATTATATAGCAGAAAATAAAACGCATGGTACCAAAAAGACAACCGGGGGGGTGTTATAAAAACCGAGTTTTGAAAAGTGGGTGGTAATTTGTGCAAGTTTTAGTGTGTATAGGATTGTAGGAGTCCCAACGCTGGCGCGGGGGGTCGGGTGGGGGTGGGGTCGAGTCCTGCCGGTTTTGACCACGGCGC